TAAAGCCGTCAATAATTGGCTCTAAAGTGGTAAGTGTTGTTTTCCAGCTATTAGGCGTAATGCTTTGTGCCACGCCAAACACCTGCAAAGTCTTAGTAAGCGTTGATGCCCCAGGTTGGTTTGTTGTAATAGTAACTGGGTCAAAATAATCAAGGTTAAGGGCGGCAATTATGCCACTATTGTAATTATCGGTATAAAGGTCTAGCTGTATCGCATCGCATCTAATACTAGTCTCAGCTCTAGATGCAACATATGCCTGAGCGTAATCCAGGGCTACGGCATCGGTCTCCATAAGTAGGTTTTGTTGGTTATAGCTATGTATAAAATATTTATCTATGCTGGCTTGGTTGATAGCCGTTTGCGCCGTGCCGCCGGTGCGGGTAATGCTGGCTGAGTTGTAAACAAGCGTATCGTCAAGGCGCCACACCGCATTAAAATAGGTAATAGCTGAGCCGTCATCGTTAAATACCGTGGGTGTAGCCCCTGTACTGCCCGCCGTAACGTTGCGGTCTTGAAATACAAACGAGCCAGCCGCATCTACATACAAAGCGCCATACTCGCTAGTCTCTACAGTCTGCATAGCCGCTAAGGCGGTACGGGCCGTGCCTGGGTCTGCCTGCATTGTGGTTAACCCTGCATCTACGTCACGCATAGTAGCCGGCCAGCTAATAGCATCCAACAAGGCGTTAATTCTTGCACCGCTGAGTTGATTCGCAGGCGTGCCGGGTACCGTACTTATCTGAGCATTTTGAGCAAGTCTAAAAGCATCTACGGCTGTAATAGTGGTATAAACAACATCAAGGGCATTTTTAGGTGTACTCGTTGTATAGCTAGTAATAAAACCAGCGAAAATAGGGTAAGTGGTTGCACCGTAAGTAGCGGTAATCTGCACTTTACGCATAGGGGTTAAAAGATTGTAATAAGGACTACTTGAGTTTTGTGGGTTGAAATTGCCGTTTTGGTCAACTATACGCATAGTAAGCGTGCCGGTTTGGAATTGGTCAGCTTGGGGATTACGCCCGCGCTTTGTCTCAATACTATCTACTACGTCAGATACATCTACAATAACACTAGCTGCATCGGCTAAAATATTGGTGCCTAATATGCCGCTATCTAAAATCATAGCCTGAGCAAAGCTAGGCCCCGTACTAAAGTTAATAACAGCGTTAATTACTGGCAGGGTCATAATGCCCCAGCAAAGTTAAGGTTATTGCCAAACCTGTTATTTTCTTGTACGGCATTTTGGACTACTTCAATAAGCCCGCTTGTTTTGTCTATAACCTCTACTACTACAGATGTAGCGTTATATCCATAGCCACGGCCCACGTTCATATTGGTACTGTAGCCGCCAAAATCGCCTAATTTCTTTTGAAATTCAATAAGTGATAAATAAGCCGCGTAGTTTTCTTGTTCTTGCAATATTGCAAAAGCTGTAGCTCGCTCAGTTGCAGCATCGGCATATTCTATAACTGCATCTATAGACGTATTAGGGTCAAAAACTACAGGTGCTACGTAATCGCCCGTAGGGATGCCTGAGGTTTGTCTTGTGCTAGGGGTTACGCTTGCTTGTGCCAAAAGCCTCAACATTTCGCGTATTTTGTCTAAAGACATATTAAGGTTATTTTGGTCTATAAGCTCTTTAGGTTTTAAATTATCCAAAATTGATTTAATACCTAACAAAGTAAAGTTTTGGCTTTGCAAGGTACCAAGTATTTTTAAATCCTCATTAAGTTGTTTTGTGGCGCGCTCAATACGAGCTACATCTTTAGATGCTATTGCATCCTCTAGCTCATTTATAGATTGCTTTACCTTTAAGCGTTGTATATCGTTGGTAATAGATAGTACTTGCGCCGCGCTTTCAGCTTTACCCAACGCCTCAGCCTGGCCAATAAGGGCTGCATTAAGTTGGATTTTTTCTATATCAAAAACGTCTGCACCTTTGCCTAAAGCTAATTGCCCGGCAGCTATTGCCTTATCTAAAGCCGCTTGCTCTTTCTTAGATTTGAGAGTATCCGCGGCGCTTTTAGCCTGAGCTGCAGCCAATTTTGCAAGCTCTTTATTACGTTTAATAGCATCCAGCTCTGCCTTTTTAGCAGCTGCAGCTGCGGCACGGCCTGTATCTTGATTGGCTAAGCTCATTGGCTGTTTAAAAGGCTGTGGGCCTTTAATCTCTTTAAGCAACTCAGCGGCGCGCTGTGGGCTAAAGCGGCCCAATACGTTGCCAATTAAACCAAAAGCGCCTTTGACTAAGCCTGCACCTGGAATAGTTGCTATCTGCTCTTTAAGATAAACTATGCTATCTACAAAATTAGCTAGTGACCTAGCTGCATTTTCTATGTCTGTACCTACGTTAGCTATGCCGTCACTACCCGTTAGTGAGTCAATAGCGCCCAATAGGCTTACGCCAATAATTTCCGTAGCATTAGATGCTGAGGCTGAAAGTAAAGACATCTGCCCTACGTATGTATCAAGGGCTGCCTTACCTGAGCCAGCAAAGCGCTCATTAAGTAATGCCATAACATCATCAAACGACATAGCTTTAATCTCGGCCTGAGTGAGCCCTAAATTAAGTTGCTTTAATCCCTTAGTATTGCCTACATAAGCCTGGCTTAATAGGTCAACAGTTGAGGTGTAATCTAATCCGCTGCCGCTTGATACATCAAAAGCTAAAGCTAAAAGTTTCTCAGTTTTAGCTACTGAGCCAGTAACCCCAGCCAACTTAGCAAAAGCCGGGCGTAATTGGTCATCTAATATACCGGTTTGGTTCTGCATCTGAGATATAAAGCCCTCTACGTCAACAGTTGCATAAGCTAAGCCAACGTTTTTAAGACTATTAGCCAATAGTTTTTGAGCTTTAATATCCTCACTTGCTGCCTTTACGGATGCTTTGCCATAAGCTAAAACAGCCGCAGCGCTCAGACTTACGCCTAAAGTACGGCCTAAGGTTTTAACGCTACCTGTAAGTTTTTTAGTAGCTTTGTCAGCATCAAGAAAGGCTTTTTTACCTAAAAATTGACTGGCTATATTTACAACTAAATCGGTAGCCATTAGGCAGCCCTTCTCGTATGCTCATAAAACATTTTTGAGGCATTTTCTATAGCTTTAATAACTGCAGCATTAGCCCGCCCGTTATCTTCGGCCCAGGCTCTAAATATTAAACGGCCAGTTAGCTTGCGCCCTGGGCTACCTACTAAACCCTTAGGGCGGGCGTTGACCAGTTGGCCGGTACTATTCAGGTTATCTATAAATTGTTTGCCAGCGTTTGGGTTAAGTGAGTTGTTATAACCTTTATGCTCGCCGCTAGCCTTTTCTTGATAATAGTTAATCTGAAAATCTCCAGGGCCATTATTGCCGGTACGATAAACAACGCTAGCAGGTTTATAGTTAGGTTGGCCTTGTGCATTTTTACGCCCGGCAGTTTCGTAAATAGCGCCAGCTGCAGACTTATTTAAGATACGAGCTAGGGCCACAAAGCCATTTTTATTAGGCTTAGACGGTGAAGTTGAATAAGTAATACCCGCTTTAGCTTGTACGGCGTTAAACTTAGGGAAGGGCCGATAAACAAAATTATCTGCTCCCGATAGATTTTTAGTCCAGCCCGATAGTACTGCGCCGTCACTAGGCACATATCCTCTAGCTACTGTGGTAACAGTTTTTAAAGCTGCCGCCATTTGTGTTTGAGTCTCTTTAGATAAGTCAGGTGCAAAACGTTTAAGTGCTACGCGAAGCTGTACGGCCCCTTCTAGCTCTGTTGGCATTTTGCATCTCCTTATTTCTATCGTGTATGACCTTTAACATATTTTTAAACATCTCTACGTCTAGGTCTAGCAAATACTGGGGCGCGATTCCCGTTTCTACGGCTAGCTGGGCTACCAGGTAACCAAAACTACCGCGCCCCACTATTGCGAAGGGTCATCATCCAACACCTCAACCTTAGCTAAGGTATCTAAAAATAACGCTCCAAAAACAGGCACTTCAACGCCGGCTGACCTAAGGCACTCGTGTGCCAGCCAATAGACATCGCTCTGTTTTTCATCATCTCTAAAGGCTTTATGAAAACCTTTTTTTGCATATAACTCAAAGGCCCACTCGATTTTTGGCGTTATCTGATGCTCAGATACCGTACCGTCAGCCCTTGTTATTTTGAGTTTTGCCATTGTGTTAGCCCCTTTTCTTTTTTATTATGGTGCGGTTGTAATTACGATTGGTGAGTTACAAGTAAAGGTCAGACTTTGTCTTGATTCTTCAGCTGTAGCGCCGTTAATGTCTGTGGTGTTGTTTACCAAAACAGTAGTGCTGTACAGCGGGTTGGTTGTTGATACAGCAGCGCTTGTTTGCTTTAGCGTTAGTGGCACGGTTGTACCCCAGGCAGCTTGCAAAGTTGCACGTACTGAACCAGCTCCGGATGCTGCATCATCATTTAGAAAGTCTAAAGTAATAGTGCTAGCTTCAAGGCCTTTAACAAACTTGTGAGCGGTATCCATTTTGTTACTACCATTACTGGCGGGCTAGTCATTTCTGCTAACCTCTATACCTTTACCATTGGTATAGCTCGGACTATATCTTCACCCTATTTCTAGGGGCAGCGCGTGTAGTCTCTACGGACTCTCTGCTCTCGCAGGTTGCCTCGGTATTAACCCGCTTTTATTGGGGGCCTTCACCGATATAGCGCTGTAATTTTCATCGCCGCTTACGCAGCGAGTGGGCAATACTCTTTACCCATAGCGGTTACTTCAAGTTCATCAAAGGAGCGGTTAATTGTGGCGCTTGTTACGTGGTCTGATAAGACTACGCTGTTAAGCGTTGCTACCACACCATTTGACAAGAAAATAGCCATTGGTTATACCTCATTTTCTTTTGTTGTTGGGTCTTTTGGTTTTGTGTCTTTAACCTCTACTGGCAGGTCTTGGCCAATTTTGATTAAAAATGCTTTTTCTTCATCTGTAAGTGGCATTATGTCTCCTATGTCCAGCTCGTTAGTATGCTTATTTGTAAATCTGCCGTTAGATAGTCACCTGCGGCAACGCTCAAAACGCTAGGGGCGCTTACGCCAGTAACGTTAAAGACGATAGCGCTAGATGCCAATTTATTAAATACGGCTACTATCGTATCCTCTATACCTATAAGGTTTGAGGCATTATCAAACATCGGTACGGTCATAATAATTTTAAAATTAGCCATAGGCGAAATAGTGGCCTGTGAATTATTGCTAGGCGTGATATATGGGTCAGCCGGGGCTACCACTATGGCGCTACTTTGCATAGTAGCTGGCGGGTAGTTAAATACTGTCCACACGCCAGGGTTAGCCAGGGCAGCGGCAATAGTGCTACGTAAGGTAGTTATAGCTGCTGTCATTTAGCCCACCATTGAATTAGGGCTAAGGTATGGCGCAAGCAAACCGCGTATAGATGCCATAAGTGTATTTGACATTTTAAACGGGCTAGGGCTATAGCCGTCCACACTAGTACCACCGTTTTGAGTGCTAAAGCGAGATGTCCATATATTCTCAGCTAGCATCAAAGCCGCGGCGTTTATAGCTGGCGTATTGGCATAGGTAGCCGTTTTTGTATCGTCACCTGTCATAGTGCCATAAGGCAATACGCGCCTAAAGTTTTGGTCAGCTGCAGTTTTTGCATATTGGATAAAGCTGTAGCCCTGTGGGAACTGCCAATAATTAAGCTGCATATTAAACGCTGGCAAAATATTAGCGGTGCCAGTAGAAAAGGGGATAGTGCCTGTAATTGTATAAGTGCCGTTAAAAGTTGAACCTGCCCCGGCAACTGTAACGGATTGGCCTGTAGTAAAGATGCCTGGGTTAGCCACCATTACCGTAGCAACATTATTTACTAACGCAGTACCTACTACGGGCGCATTATCAAACCACAAAAAGCCGTTTATTAAATCTTGTGCGGCTTGGCACGTATCCTCTATCCAAGTATAAGAATCATACAAAGTGCCAACGCCTAAGCTAGCTTTTAAGGTAGCAGCGGTTACGTATGTGGCTGGCATTTTTGTACTCCTTACTTACTTAGGTTTGGTAAGCCTCAAAGGGCTAAGAGGCCTACCAAACTATTAGTGGGTTATTCTCAGGTGAGGTTGTATCGGACGAGGCCCTTAGGCATCTTCACAATAGTGGCCATAAATCCATAAATTGCTACCTGGATTTGTAGGTTAGATACAACGTTAACTGACATATAAGCCTGTGGGCTGCGGTAAACAGTCATAGCCTCAGGTGCCACAATAAACGCTGAATCGTCAATAGTTGTTGCAACCATTTGGTGGTCAACATACAAGTCTAACCCAAGTACGTTACCTCGGATGCTTGTTGGTGTTGTTAAGCCGCCTGCGTTCATTGGCTGAGCTGCGTTGTAAATTGGTCGGCCTGTTGAGTCAGTTGCACCCATTAGCAAGCTCCATTGTGAAGGACCAGCAATATAATTACGTGCAAAGTAGCTTGTGTTTTTGTAAACGTTAGCTGACTCTGTTGATACGTAGCTAATAATGCCAGCTGATGTAGCTGCCACAGTTGCACCTTGTACGCCGCCTGCCACAATGTCAGCGATTACAGCTGCATCTGTAGCAAGTGAATATGCGCGCTGTAATTGGTTTGTCAACTCAGCGTAAAAATTAGGGTCTGAGCGCTCTAGCAATTCAATGCTAAGTGTGTTCATACCTGAGTATTTCTTTACTGTACCTGATAGGTATTCTGTAACCATACCTGTATTTTGTACAGCGCCGGCTTCGGCTTCAACAGTTACAACAGGTGCAACACCTGCCTGGCCACCGGCTGAGGTCACAAGTGAAGGCACGCTAATAGTCATACCTGAATTTGGCAAAACTCCCTGTGATAGCGCATTAATTGTAGGTGTATCAAAGTTGGTATTAGAAATAAACTCTGATAGGTACTGTGTTGGGTTAAACGCAGGGTTAGTTGAAAAAGAATCATCGGCGGCTGTTACATAAAGCTTTGATTCATCATTACCTAGTGCGGCTTTGATTTTATGCTCTGTGTAAGTTGCCATAGATGTAATTGGTGTACGTACGCGTTGTGAGTTAAGCGCGCTTGGTAGGATGATTTTACGAGCTGCCTCTACTGTAGGTGCAGCCTGCTCTGCGGCTTCGGTTGCCTCAGGTGCGGATTCTTCGGGGGCTGTAGTCACAGCGGCCTCGCTTTCGGTTTCGGTTTCGGTTTCGGTTGTTGTTGTATTTATTACGGTGTTAGTAGTCGTAATCTTTGTACTTGTTGATGCAGCTGCATCTACTGGCATATCGCCCTCAGCCGCAGCAATTTTTTGCACCGCTGCCCCAGCAAAAGCGGGGCTTTCTACAAGGCTAACCTCGCGTAAGGTAGCAGCGGTGACCAGGAGATAGTCTTTTTCAGGCTTTGATGCGGTAACTTCAACACCAACGGATAAGCCGTCCATAAGTTGTTCCTGGGCTAGCAAAATTGCATCTGCGCCCCGTGATGAGGCACTTACTTTAAAACTGGCATATAAACCGTCTTTAGCTGAGGTAATACTCTGCATACGGCCAACTGGCTTAGAATTATCGTGCGACATTAAAAGCTTTATTTTACTTGGCTCAGGTGCGCTAATTGAACCCTCAGCAAAAACTACTTTGCCAGCGCTTGTATAACCAATTTCATTATACGGTGCAATTTTGCCTGAGATAGTGCGGCGCTCGCCGCTATCTACAGCTTCAATATTGCCACTAAAGGTTAATATCACGGACTGCGTTCCCTTCATTAAGGCCACTAGGGCTAAGTTGCTCCATACTTTGCGCTTGCTCTAAATCTATTAAACCAAGATTTAGCATTTTTTCTATTGCATCTAAACGTGCAGCTGTATCGGCACGTAAGAAAGTTTCATCTAGTGCAAAGCGCACTACGTTACCGTGTGCCGTAATATCATCCATAGATAAACGGTTTTCAATAGCGCTAATAAACGGTTGCAAAGAATAAGCCACAAACTCTTTGCGCCCGTCTAAAATATTTTGATACGTCATTGAGTTATTCATATCTGCACTTATGTAATACGCAGGTACGTTCATTAAACGGCTAATTTCAGTAGCTAAATACTGGCTGCTCTCGTTATATGTCATATCTTTAGGACTAAAACCAATATTTTGCACGTCTAAAGTGCTAGTGAGGTACGCAGTTGACCTGCTAGCTCTAGCTGCTTTCCAAGATGCCAAAATGCCGCTTACTTGTGCCTCAGGTAAATCTGCACCGCTATTTTTAATAACTGTTGTAGCCATTGGTGTAGCAGCTGCAACACTTGCGGCTTTTTGAATATCTAAAGCGCTTTGTATTGTACGTGCGCCAGTTTCTAATACACCAGGTAACAAAGATTGAAAAGTAACAAGGCTACCAATACCCGACATAGGGGCACGTACACCGTTAACGCTGTAGTATTGAACCTCATCGCCAGTTTGGTTAGTTGTAACTGTTACGCGAGTATTAGCTACCCACTCAAAGCCACTAGGGCGCCCGTCATCGGCATATAAAGATGTAACGCGCCAATATGCAACGCCATAAAATAATAATGAATCAACTGTATAAGCAATAGTAACGCTACGTGGCTGGCGTAAATCCGGTTGGTCTAACCATAAAGGCGATTCCATTTTTACGCCTGTAGATTTTTTGTATAACTCTAAATCTATACTAGAGATTACGCCTGCAATTAAATTACGGCACCGTGCAACAGCTGGTACTTGTAACGCTGTAAATCTATCCATAAACGGTGCGCCGGTGCCTGAACCATAAAGCCCACCAAAACTATAAACGCCTGCACCATAACCTTGCGACATAATGGCAGGGGCTAGCTGCGCGGTAACATCTTTTTTAGATATGCCTAAAGTTTGCAGTAATCCCATACCCTAATAATGTCCTAAATTGTGGTTTTGTGTTGTTAAAAGCCTTTCGGCGTGTCTAAACATAAACTTTAGCCTCAGATATTGGCTGCGCCAAAATATGTACAACCATAGCTAGGCCTATAGGTATATCTACCGGGCCAGCTGATTTACGGCGCACAATACGCCAGGCATCCGGTGTAATTTTGGCCGCGCAGTTGGCCATTTGTTGAATAAGTAAATCTTGGCCGCTATGGCGTAGCCGGTCATTAACTAGGGCATCGTGAAAGTCTGAGCAAGCTGTATAAAAACTTTGCCCTGATACATCGCGGGTCTGTACGCCGGCATTTTGTAAACGTTGGGCGATACTTTGCGTAGTGTACTTGTCGTAGCAAACCAAACGTGGGTAATACAGGTCAGCCCATTTTTTAATACTTGCAGCTATCACTAGCTCATCTACGGCAACCTGTGAGCTGTAGGTTTCCAACACCGCTACGCCTATGCGCCCGTCCGGTAAAATCTGACCCATAACAAGGCTGGCATCGCGCCTAGACGGGCTAACATCAAAAGCAAAAATAGTAAGCGGCCCAGGGGCCATTTTTAGGTTGATGTCGCTAGCATCTTCAACGCTGCCGTGGGGCCACGGTGATTGTAGCGAATCTATCCATTGGCAAAGCGTTTCTGTCCTAAATTGCTCTGTGGTTTGAGTCGTTAGCGCTTCTTGAATTGAGGCCTCAGTTACCAATATGCCTAAAGCTGGGTTTGCTTGCGCCCAGGCTTTTTTATCATCTAAAGCTGCAAACTGTGGGGCGCTGTACTCGTAATAGCCCAACGATTCCGGCGGGTGTGCAAGGCATCGCTCGCGTAGCTCATTTAAAGTTACGCTAAAAGCATCGCCGGCATTACTGGCTAGTAGGGTTTGAGCGTTTGGCCGGGCGCGCGTTACTGGCATAGCAGCTGCAAAGGCAACTTGGTCAACTTCTCGTAACTCATCTATAAATAGAAAATCGGCGGTAGCGCCGCGGGCTGAGTCTCTAGTAGCCGCGCGTACGTCTAAACGTGCCCCTGATTTTAAGACTATGGCCTCATTACCGTTGGCATAGCGGATGCTCTTTAGCTCTTTTTTTAATATGGGTGCATCCTCTATAGCTTGTGCCACTTCTCTAAAAGTGGTTAACGCCATTGACCTAGCCGAGCTTATTACTACGTGGTTACGCTCGTTAAACAAGAATAAGCCTGCCAAGATACGCATACGCGCTAGGTGACTTTTGCCCTGTTGACGTGAGGTCAAAAGTAAGTTGGTCTTACGTATAAACATTTTATTTTTATCTATCGTCAACATATCCTGCATTACATAGCGCTGCCAGGGTAAAAGTGGCAGGCCAATATCCTCAGCTAGCTGTGCAACTTCATCGCCACGGCTCGGGCCTTTCAGCGGTTTGTTTTCTAGCCGTGGCTTCACCGCCCCTCGTAATGGCTGGCTAGGTTTGGTTGCCATTAGTTAACATCCTGCTCGGGTTGGCCAGTACAAGGGCCTTGCTGGGTCATTACAGACGTTTTTGGGGATAAACAGTCAGAAAAGACAGGGGGGGTCGCCTTGTG